CAAGAGATATGTGCAAGGGTAGCCTCAGGCGAAACCATACAAAACCTTACAAAACACCCCATATTGCCTTGCCAAGCAACTGTATACAAATGGCTTACACAATATCCTGAGTTTGCAGAGATGTTGCGTCAGGCGAGAGCAGACTACGCTGTAACACTAGTAGACCAGTACGCTGAGATCATGGATAAGGAGCCTGCAACCTTCTTCGACAAGGAGGGAAACAAGCGTATTGACCCTGCGTCAGTAGCTGACAAAAAGCTCAGAATGGAGGGTAGGAAGTGGTTGGCAGGCAAGTACAACACTCTCTTTGCTGACAGAGTTCCTGCTGAGAAGCCTCAGGATGAAGCCCAAGTGGTGGATGTGATGGCTAAGGAGATCGTCACTACTTTGGTTAAGAACTATGAGATGAAGCGTCAATTAGTGGTCTCCAATGCATGAGGAGATCATTGAGCAACTTCAAGACCCTGAGATTCAGGAGCACCTGAAGAGACTCCCTACAGAGGACTTGATCGCCTTCAAGTGGCACATGAGTTGGTTAGCGAACGCTCACGACCACCAGATTGTGCCTGCAGGCGAGTGGTGGAATATATGGCTCCTACTGGCAGGTAGGGGTGCAGGTAAGACCCGAACTGCCTCCGAAACCATCGGAAGGTGGGCATGGGAGCTTCCCAACTCTAGGTGGTTATGTGCAGGCCCTACCTCCTCAGATGTGCGTGGAACCATGTTTGAGGGGGATTCTGGCCTCCTGAATGTTATCCCTCAAGAACTGATCAAAGACTACAACAAGAGCTTTCACGAGCTTACCCTGATCAATGGTAGCCTGATCAAGGGAATACCTGCCTCAGAGCCTGAGCGTTTTAGGGGTGGACAGTGGCATGGGGCTTGGTGTGACGAACTCGCCGCATGGGATTACATCCAAGAAGCTTGGGATCAAATCCAGTTCTCAGTGCGCTTGGGTGCCAAGACTAGGATTATTTGCACCACAACCCCTCGCCCTAAGGACTTGATTGTCGAACTGGTGGGCAGGGATGGAGACGACGTGGTGGTGACCACAGCCTCTACTTACACGAACCTAGACAACCTAGCTCCTAGCTTTAAGAAGCAGATTCTCCAGTACGAGGGCACTAAGCTCGGGAAACAGGAGATTTACGCTGAAATACTCGATCCTGAGGACACTGGCATCATCAAGCGCTCGATGTTCAGGCTCTGGCCTAATGGTAAGGCGTTCCCCAAGTTTGAGTACATCATACAGAGCTACGACTGCGCTACCTCAGAGAAGTTTGTCAACGATGCCACTGCCTGCATCACCTTAGGCGTATTCAAGCCCACAGATGGCCCTATGAGTGCCATGGTGATCGACTGTTGGCAAGATAGGCTCCAGTACCCAGACTTACGCCCTAAGGTCAAGGAGGAGTACGAGATTGTCTTTGGAGAGGGGAAGGACAAGAAGAGAGTCGATCTGATTCTGGTGGAGGACAAGTCAGCAGGCATCCAGTTGATTCAGGACTTACAACGAGCGCATCTGCCTGTGAGGGCGTACAACCCCGGCCGAATCGACAAAGTCCAACGCCTTAATGTCGTTAGCCCTGTTATCGTCCATGGCAGGGTCTGGGTGCCTGAGAGCAGTAAGAACAAGGGCTATGTTAGAGACTGGGCAGAAGGCATGGTCAGCCAGATATGTTCCTTCCCTGAGTCAGCCCATGACGACTTTGTGGATGCCATGACTCAAGCTCTAAGGTTCCTGAGGGACACTGGATGGTTGGATGTGGATGGCCCAAGACCAGATGACTATGATGAAGAGGATTATGTGGACTCAGGGATGGCAAAGACAAGAGGCAATCCCTATGCACAGTAAGCTAGACCGAAGCCCAAACCCTAGGCATAATAGTGGTTATTTCATCTCTCCGAGGTCATAATGCCCAACCCTCGTGCTCAGAAGCCTTTATCCTATGATCAGATCGTTAAAGATGCCAAGAGCCTTGGTGTTCCTGCACAAGCCCTGTTAGATGCTCTGGCAGGTGGGTTGAAGGGTTCTGTCAGTGCGACAGTAGGTGCCCCTGCTGATATATATAACTTAGCCTCCACATTGACTGGCGACAGGCTAGGTCACATTCCCCTAGGTTCAGAAGACATCTCTAAGATGTTGCCCGATGTCGTTCCAACCCAAGACAAGTCACGCAAGCATAGCGCTGAGTATGGGGAGACCATGGGGAGCTTTATACCCACCCCATTGGCAGGCCAAGCAGGAAAGACTTTCATCCAAGGTCTTGGTCAATTGGCCCCATCAGGTAGTGGCAGTAAAAATCTGGCCTCTCAAGTTGGTGCTATCAAGCTCAAGGGTGGCAACTGGTTCGCAAACGAAGTTGAAAAGAATTTAAGTGGTTTAAAGTCAACTGTTGGTGGTAGCACACCTTCAGAAATGATTGAATTTGTAGAAAGAAAACTCAACGATCCAAATATGGCTGAAGAGGGTAAAGATTTGCTTAGGCAACAATTGTCTGAGTTCAAACACGAATCAGCACTTAACAATTGGGTTGACAAGAATTTAACTAATTATGTTAAGAAAGAAATGGGGACACCTGAAGACCCAGTTCGTTTGATGATTGATAGGCGTGTTGAAGAAATCAAACAAAAGCATAAAGACGATTTGGCTAGGGCTGATAAGGTTGCTCAAAGAGCTTCTGAAGAAACAGACCCCAGAAGGCAAGCAAACCTTCAGCGTGAAGCCATTAGATTGAGGACTGAGGCTGATTCTGATCGTGAGCTAGGTTTAAAGCACGTTGCTCACTTCCAAGTAATTGACCCAGAATACCTTACTCCCAAAGATGTTAGAGAAGTATTGGGCAAGTTAAGGGAAGAGGCAGGCTTTCCTGCTAAAGGCATGGGTAAATCTGCCCAAGCCAAAGGATATGAAAACTTTTCAGACAATGCTATTTATTCTAAAAAAGCAGGTCGAATTCAAGACATGGTTGAAAAGCAAGCCAAAATTGAACAAGCCAAATCTGAAATGATGAAAGCTCATGAAGATTTAAATAGAAAGTTTGCTCAACATTTAAGGGATAGTCCTGCAAATTTATCTGAAGATACAATACAACATCTTACTAAAAATATGGGGTTTGATGATAAAGAGCAATTGATTGGTGATGACACATACTCAAAAGCTTGGGCAAAACATAGAAATCTAGAGTCTTGGGATGACGATACAAACTTAAAGCGTTTGGAGCAAAACCCATACATTAATAAACTTACGCCTGAAACTAACATCTATTCTGCTCAAGTTGGTGACCTTGGTTTTGACCACATCTTAGATGTACTCAAAGAAGACTTAGCTAGTGGGCGTTTAAAGCCAGAAGACTTAAAGAACATCAGCGTAGAGCAAGCAGTACGCAAGACTGCTGACTATGATCTAGCTCTAGCCAAGAAGATGCAAGAGGCTCAAGCTAAGAAGCTTGAAGAAATGACTGTACACAAAGAATATCCTGAGGGCATGAGGTGGGTGCAGTTAGACAAGCCGGGTCAGTTTGCCTCCGAGTCACAAGCCATGGGACACTCTGTCAGGGGTTATGAGCCATCACAAGGTCATCCTGATTGGACACCAGAATCTGGTGACTCAGGAAGTTCTGGCTATGGTTTAGGGGGTTGGGAAGCAATTAAGAGTGGTAAGGCTAAGGTTTACTCATTGGTTGATCCTAAGGGTAACCCACATACAACTATTGAGGTTGGCAAAGGTAGTCATCCAATTGGAACCAGTTCTAGTGGTTACAGCTTTCCACATGAATTGACATATGGTAATTATGCTGATCCTCCAGTTCAGATTCCTGAAGAAACTAGACAGCAAATTTATAATTTAGGTAAGAAACTTTATTTTGAAAACCCAAACGCTTATGCGGAAAATAGGATTCTGTCAGGGTCTGGAATTCCTGATACTATGGACAGTTTCCAAAAAGCGGCAGACATTTTGCTTGGCGAAAGACCCGGTTTTATCAATCAGATCAAAGGTAAAAGCAATGCATCTCCAGATAAAAAATATCTTCCTTTTATCCAAGACTTTGTAAAGTCAGGTAACTGGGATAATGTTCGTGATATAAAGAATACTGGTTTAACCAAACTTGGGAATCAATATTTAACTTCTGAAGAGTTAAAACCCAAAACTCAAGAAGCTTTAAATTACTTAAATACTCATCCTGCTTTTGAGCCACATCGTTTGGCTAATAATGCATTAAATGATGCACTTCTCAATGATATAAATGGTCATATTGTTGCTAGGGATATGGGTGAATACCAAAGGCTTGAACGAGACGCTGGTCAACTATTACATCCAGAAGTTCGATATACTTTGAATGAAATGAAAGCAGGTCTTAGTAACCCTGAAGAATATGACGCAGATAGTTTAGGTAGAAGA